CTGCTTCTTTGAAGGCAACTAACATTCCTGCTTCGTTCAAATTGAAGTCTCCGAACTTCTACGATGCAATCGCTGCTTTCGCTGCTACATTGGCGGATCGTGAGTACAATGCATCTGCCGCAATGATCAACCCTGTTGATTATTGGAGAATGGTTGCCGCTAAGGATGACAGTGCTAAGTACTTGCAGAATATTATCTTTGATGCTGCTACTAGCACGTTGTTTGTGTTCGGTATTCCGGTAATCGCAACAACCGCCGTCCCTACTGGTTTCATCGGTGTAGCTGATGCAAGGTATGTAATGCCATTGCAGCGTGAAGGCTTGAGCCTGTCATTCTTCGAGCAGGATGAGGACAACATTCAGAGAAACGTAATCACCGCAAGAGTGGAGGAGAGAATTTTGAATGTGGTTAGGAGAACAGATGCATTTGCATACGATTCTTTGGCTAACATTCAGGCTGCTATTGATATCTTAGCGCCTGCGCCTGCGCCTGCGCCTTAATGTAGGTTTTCATATTTGTTGTTTAGTTCCAAAAGGCCATCCATTCGGGTGGCTTTTTTTATTATTTATTTTTTTTCGTACATTGGCAAAAAAAAATGAGATGAACAGGACGCAATATATCAATAAGATAATCAGAGAACATGGTGGAAGGAGAAGATAACTTTTTTTGGATGCTGATACCATACTATTATCAGATGTTAGTGAGGTTTTCAAGACTACATATCCTCACATTTGGAAAAAACTAAACAAATACTATGATGCATTTTGAAATAATTGAAAACGAGCCCATACTTGGAGCGCAGGAGTGTTGGACATTTCACGAGGCGACAACCTACTTTCGATCGGAAGAATCGGGAGGGATTGAGGATTCTCTAATCATTGACCTCATGACAGGAGCTAGGGAGACGATAGAAAAAATGACAAACCTATCCTTAATTGATCGAAACATCAAAGTGCATTGTGTGAATTGGGCAGGCTATCTGCCTTACGGGCCTGTGGTTGAAATTCAATCAGTTCAGGAGATCAAGAAAACCGGAACATCTTATCCGTATATTGATGCAAAAGATCAGGATTTGGTAATTGACTACAAAACGAAGGCCTTCAAGTCTATCGCTTTGAAAAATGCAATATTAGAACTAGCGCTATTTTGGTATGAGCGTGGAGATTTCACGATGGGTAGTTTCCCTGAAAAGCTTAACAAGGTGATTTTGAACAACCGTAGAATTTTCGGGATATGAAGAGGGAAAAATTCATAGTTGTTCAGAAGCCAACTTACACGCAAACAGCAACTGGGGGTAGTACAGTTATGTTTTCAGTATTTTGGCAAGGATGGGCCCAAGTGGATGAAAAAGGCTATACAACAAGATTACAATCAAGCCAATTTGAAGGCAATCAGCCAGTAATTTTCAAAATCCGCAAAAATGCTATTAGCGATCAGATTAACCAAGATTATAGGATTGATTACAGGGGAAAGAATTATCAGATTGCCGGTATTAGGGAAATTGACAGGTTCACAATTGAAATAACAGCGGTAAGCAAAAAGCTATGAGCGGAATATCGATCGAGTTGGACGTTAAGGATATTTTGAAGGACTTCAAGAATTTCACTCCTGATGTTCAGAAAAAAGTTAAAGATGAATTAAGGTTATCAGGACTTGATATTGAAAGCGCCTATAAAATCGCTGTACCGGTAGACACTGGTCGTCTGCGTTCGTCAATTCATAATGAGACTAAGGATTTCCAGAACTTTGTCTATACGGATAGTACTGGTCAAAAATTCAATGGTGGATTTTCTCTCAAAGCTCAAAACGAGTTGGAAGTATTGATAGGTACTAACGTAGAATATTCTGAAATAATAGAGCAACAGGGGGGCAAAAACCAAGTTGGTCAAAACGCACTTCAACAGGCTTTTGAGCAGGTTTCAGAGAAGTTGCCTGAAAGATTAGGAAAAATTATAGAGGATAAACTAAGATGATAATAACAGGTTCAGCAATTAAAAAGCTATTGATCAAAGAAATCAATATGGCTGTTAATCCAGTCAAGGCATGGTCAGTAATGCCACCTAAAGACGTTACTAAGTTTGTAATTGTCGATTCGTTAATAGAAAACAATGAGGCCAACAAAAATGAATTTCTCACAAGCGGAACAATTTCCGTTAGATGTGTTGAAAAGTTCTTAAACCAATCTTCCAACATGGATGGAGTTTATGCTCTTGCTCAGTTAATTGTGCAAAAAATTAAACCTACAACAAATGCAAGGGTAAAAAATGTAGATGCAATCCGATTTGTAAACCTGTATTTTTCCGACACAACAGAAACAATATTATCAGTTGGCAACACAATTACAGCCACGGTAAGCCTTAGAATCTCATATTTAGCTCAAAAAGTTTTGGCGTCTTAAAAATAAAATTATCTTAGCAAAAAAATGATACAACTATGGCACAAGAATATAAAGTTGGAAATGAATTCTTTCTAAGATTCAACGAAGCAACAGGTGATGCATTCATTATATGCGAGCAAACTTCTGAATTTTCGGTCTCATCTGAGATCATCACGGTACTTTGTAAGACTACCGGAAAATGGCCTACTATCCTACCGGGAGGCACTAATTCAGGTTCTTTTTCATTCACTGGTGCTTATCTGAAAGACCCTGCTAATAATAACATATCAGCTTTTGAACTTGCTAAGAAAATTGGTGAGGTGAAAGATGTTACATGGGGGGGCTTGAATGTTGGTGATGATATTGTGACCGCAAAAGTTCATATTACTGATATCGCAATTACTTCGAACACAAACGAGGCAATCACATTCTCAGCAACATTAACAATTGCTGATGAACCTAGAATTGAAAAAATAACACCTCCACCTACAACACCCACAACACCTATTGTATGATTTCTACAATTAAGAATGATTTCTTGGATTTCGATGTATATCCTTCTGGAGCGGTTTTCACTGAATTCAAAAAGAAATTTGGCGAGTCTTTAGACGTAAAATTGCAAAATGACCCTACAAATATGGAGGCTTTTGCTTTTGCAATATACATTGGTCACAAATCAGTTTGCAAAATCAAAAACGTTGAAGAGAAAGTTTCATTTGAAGATATCTTGTATAAGATGACAATGACCGATTTAGCGGAAGCATTGCCAAAAGTATTGCCATCTTCTGACGACTCACAAAAAAAAATGAAATAGAGACTATTAGTGTCGCTGATTATCTTTTAATCCTCATAGGTCGACTTAAGTTGCGCTATGAGGATTTATTTTTTCATTCAATAGAAGAGCTAAAATTAATCGAGCGAGGTCATGAAATCGACATTAAGGACACATGGGAGATGATGCGTTCACATGCGATTTTAACAATTTCACCACACGTAAAAAAAGGATCTGACCTTACACCTTCCAAAATTTGGCCGTTATCATGGGAAAAAGTCAAGAAAAACACTAATTTGGACATTGAAAAACTAAGGGCCAAAACCGAACATATCAAAAACCTATTCAAAAAGCATCAAGATGGAAAAAGAGCTAATAGTTAAGATCGGTGCAACAATTGACGGGCTGAAAAAAGGTCTTGAAGAAAGTCAAAGTAGGCTTGAAAAGTTCGGTGAAAGCGCAACTAGTCTTGGTGAAAATCTTTCGCTAGCAATCACTACACCTTTGACTGCTTTTGCAGGCGTGTCGGCCAAAAGTTTTGGAACGGTAGAAAAAGGTCTTAGGGAAATCAACACTATCCTTGGATTAACTGGAGAGGAGGCTGAAAAAAACCTATCTATATTCACCAAGGAGGCGAATGATATTTCTAAAGAGCTTGGGATTCTTCAAGGCAATATTGTGCCGGGCTTATACAATGCGATTTCCGCAGGTGTACCCAATGACAATGTTTTTGATTTCATAAGAGTTGCAGGAAAGGCAGCTATCGGAGGGGTGACGGACATCAATACTGCGGTAGATGGGTTAACTTCTATCGTCAACGCTTTCAACCTTGATTTTGCTGAAACTGAAAAAGTCGCAGACTCAGTTTTTGCAGCAGTACAAGGAGGTAAGACAACGTTTGAAGAAATCGCATCCTCAATATTCAACGTAGCTCCAGCAGCCGCTGCCGCAAAGGTTGCATTCACAGAGGTTAATGCCGCAATCGCAACGTTAACCGCAAGCGGTACTCCGACATCAGTCGCCACTACTCAAATTCGTGCTGCACTTACAGGACTTCAAAGACCTAGTGAAGATTTGGATAGAATCTTTCAAAAACTAGGTTTTCAATCTGCTCAGTTTGCCGTTGAGCAAAAAGGCTTGGGTTTTGCGTTAGACGCAGTGGTTAAGGCAGCTCAAGGAAATAACGGAGAACTTCAAAAATTACTTGGTTCGGTTGAGGCAGTATCAGCAGCAAACGTTATCGCCGGCACAGGTGCGGAAAAGTTCGCTCAAGAATTGGAGAGACAATCTAACGCAGCTGGTAGCGCAGCAGCAGCGTTTGATGAGGTCGATAAAAGTTTTTCACGTCAACTAGAACGAGCTTTTGTTGCTCTTTCGAATTTTTCTATTGTCGTAGGTGAAAGGCTTTCGCCTGCATTGAAATTAGTTGCTGACTTAGTGGAGTCGGCTGCTAATAAGTTTAGCGAACTCGGTCCAGTCGGTCAAACTGTTATTGTCGTTCTTGGAGCGATAGCAGCAGCGATCGGGCCTCTCTTGATTGGTATTGGCGGTATTATTTCTATAATTCCAACACTTACAGCAGGTTTGGCCACTGTGAAAACAGCTATCCTTGCGCTTAGTGGCCCTATCGGTATTGCAGTCGCAGCTATTGCTATTTTGGTAGGTCAATTAATTAACCTTAATTCTAACTTAGAGGAGTCTAAGAGAAAAATTCAAGAAATTAAAGATTCTCAGTTAGAAGAAAATTTCAAGAATATCAAAAATGAAGTCGAAGAACTAACAGCATCTTATCAAAAAAATAATACAGAATTAAGTAAGTCAGAGGCTAGGCAAAAAGCTTTGAATGCTATCCTACAATCATATGAGTCGGTTTTGGATAATGTCAGAAAAACAGATGCCGGAAACCTTAATAGAATAGATTTAATTCAAAGAGAAATAGATTTCATCAAGTCTCTACAAAATGAAACTAAATCATTAACCAATGAATTACAAAACCTATCGAATACAACTAAATTAACATTTGAAGAGTTCAGCGAGCTAACAGACTTAATCAATGAAAA